GTTGCAGTTCCAGCAGGTATATAACCAAAAGTACCATTGATGGACTTTTTAGCATTTGCAGCAAGAACTGCAGTAGTATCATTAGTTACACTTGATATTTTACCAATATATTCGTGAGAATTATTGACAAGTGTAGCAGAATAAATTAAATCATTACTTCCTAGTTGTGTTGTAAATGTAGTTGAACTTCCAGTAACTGTGGTACTAGTAGTACTAGTAGAAATAGTACCAGTACCAGTTAATAGTACTAGGTTAATTGGAGTACTAGTTAATCCATTTACAGATTCTAATGCGGCAGCTTTAGATGTATGTAAAGTGAAATTATTTGTAGTTACACTACCAACGAAATAATAAGAACCAGTACTAATTCCACCAATTGCATCAGTAGATGTATAGAGAACTGCATCACCTGAAGAGAATCCATGAGAAGTAATTCTAATAGTATTTTTCTCTACATTAACAGACTGTAGATAGAAGTAATGCGTTCCAATACCAGTAGATGTAAGATTAATTTTTGACGCAGCACCTAAACCATAATCAGTATAAAGTTCAATGGTTTGATCATTACCTACAGTTGAAGTAACTTTTACATAATAACTTTCACCCGATAGAATACCACCGATACTTGATGCAGCACCAGAGTCATACTTAATTAAGTCACCATTAGATAATGCACCATTAGTTGTAACTACAATAGTATCTGCGGCAATATCTACTGCACCAGTTGGTGTAGCAGTTGCATCAAATGAATACTCAGTTACAGTGTGATTGGTTAATGATTTTACAGAAGCATTTGCATCAGAGATGAAGTCAGATACTCCAGAAGATGCAATGAACTTTTTCTTCTGATTGATTAAATTAACATATAGTCTCTTTTCTACAGCATTTACAGTATATGAAAATGCTGTAGTTGGATTTACACCACCTACATCAACATAATTTGCACTTAGAGAATCATTTGCAGTATAACCACTACCAGACTTAATGACAGAAATGGATACTACTTTACCTGCGGTTACAGTAATATCAGCAACTGCACCTGAACCAGTACCACCTGTTAATGGTACATCAAAATAGATCTTAGTTCCAGTTGAAGGATTATATCCATCACCTTGATTTGATAATACACCAGAATTAATTACTCCAGATTTATATCCGTTAGTTCCTTTTGTTACATCAATTGAACCATCAGCATCAGAAACAACACCATGAACTTGAGTAATATTAGTAAAATCTGGTGTTTGATTTGGATCAACTACAATGTATTGTGAGATTGTATCAGACTGTAAAACATACGCATTACTTACAGTCGTTAATGCAGTGATAGTAATGGTAATGTCATTTGCTGGAGATGCACCACCCAAGGAAGTTCCGAGGATAGTGAGTGTATTTCCAACAGAATATCCAGTTCCAAATGCAGAGGCAGAAACTGAATATGTACCAGAGGTTACTGTTACGTTAAATGTTGCACCAGTACCACTACCACCACTTGCAGATACACTTGTATAAGTATTTGTACCAGTTCCTGTACCAGAGAATGTAAATGCATTAATTGCACCCTCAGTATAACTCTCTGTTACGAAATCACCAGCTAATACCTCGGTTGCTGGTACTGTTTCAAAAATTTCTAATCTTCTATTTGGTTTTGTTACTGTGAAGTTATTAAATGTTCTACTTTGTGGAATAAGATCTGAGTTAATCTTACCAGCAGAGTTTAACTGAACAATAGCACCTGGGACAGAGTTAGTAGAACTTGTTTTGTCAATAAAATAACCAAGTCTATTGTTTAAGAATGATCTAACAGCAAGTTGTGTAGAAATTCTGCTGTTTGATGCACCCCCAATCTCATTATCTCCAAGTCCAATATCAGTAGAGAAAGAATCAATACTAACATTAGATAGAGATAGTTTAATGGAGGAAAGTTCACCTACGGTTACTTTCTGAGTAAAGTAAATATTACCAGTTCTGTTTTCAGCAGTAATTAAGTTTCTACCAGTAGTAGGATCATAAGGACCAACTACAAAGTCACCAAGTTCGTTTGTAGCAGAACAGTAAACTCGACCAGGGAGATCTTGAACCTGTTCATATCTTTTTTCAGTTTGACCACCATTTTGAGGTAGTGCGTTATAATCAATACCAGAACCAACATACTCAAAAGTATGTGATGACGCATTAATGATAGATGGTCTATGTAATCTAATTCCCTTACCAATAAGAGAACTGAAAGATTGTACAATTTGACCAGTTACTGTACTCGAAATATTTGCTTGAGTCGTATATAGATCTTCTCTACTTACACAAGTACCTAATGTTACCGATTGAGGTGTTAGAGAATGATCTTGAATTGTCATTCCTGGCACAAAAAGATTCTGTACCAAATTACCAGACTGTGATACAAAATCTACAGATACTACTAAACTACCAGGGGTACTAACAGTATTTGGTGTATAAGAGTAAACTGTACCAGAACAAGTAAAGATTCCGTTTACACCTGTTACTGTGGATGTAACATTAAAATTCTTTACTGTTCCTGCAGGAATAGTAATAGTTTGATATTTATTATGTGAGTATATAATACCATCAATAAAAAACTCTTCCTCGTTTCTGATTAACTTCTGTGTTCCTGAACCAACAGAAGTAATATCAACGATGTTTAAAAGAGAATCATCATGACACAGATAGAAAGTATCAACTGTAACTTGTTTTACATAATAAATTGTTTGGTCATCGAGACCACCAATGGTAGTATTTCCTTCATCGCTATATAAAACTGTACTACCATTTAAGAACCCATGTTCTGTGATGGTAAAAAGATTTGTGGTTGTATTTGGTGCAGTTGCAGAATTGAAAGATAATACAGTCGCTGGTGTTTTGTAATTACCAGTAATATCAGTATTACCATCAAAAAACTTGGTAATGAAATGGTTTGTTGTTTCTCTACCAGTACCAACAACCGTAATTGCTTGTTTACTATTTACAAGACCCGCTTGAGAAATAAATCCTCGGTCAAATGTAAATGTATTAGGAGAGTAACCTACAGATCTTAGACCATATCTACCAAAGTTAGTAGCAGAGTTGGTGATAGATGCATAACCACCAGACTGTGTGTATACAGCGTTTGCACAGAAAATTTCAAAACAAGATACTAACTGTGCATATGCATCATTGATAAGTCTCCATGCAGTTCCACCAAATGATAAAATGGTGAAAGCATTCGCAACCATTGACTTACCTTGTTCTGGTGCAGCACCAGCAACAGGAGTTTCAGATTCCGCCTGAATTGTAGGAGTGTTTGGAGTGATTACTTTATCACCATCAATAAGTACACCGTTTGCACCCAAGAATGAGATGAGTGAACAGTTCTGAATATATGGTGAAGTAGTAATTAAAGGTTTAGTATTTGATAATCCAGTATAACCTACTCTACTTGTAGTTGTATCAGTTGGATCATCAAATGCAATCGCATAATCAAAAGTATAAGATGGAGCACCATTATTATCAAGTGCATCCCTAAGAGTAAAACCAGCAAGATATGATTTATTTCTTACACGAAAAACATCTTTTTTATTATTAAGGGGTCTAATAATTACAGATCTAAGACTATCACCAATAACAGAAACATCATCTGGAACAATTACAGGATTATCCTCATAGTATTCACCAGAGGCAATCATAATTGTTACAGGCTTAGGCATGCCAGAAGCAATCTGACATGCTTTCTTGATAGTCTTTACTGGGGTATTTACACCATCTCCAGAATCATTACCATTTTTTGTAGATACAAAAATTCTATTACCACCCTGAGGATCGGATGGGTTGATTTCTAAAATAGTTTCTACACCGCTGACGTTTTTCTTAAAAAAGATTTTACCGTCAAATGTGTTTAAACCTAATTCACCTAATTGAAGATCTGAAACGGTGGGAATTTTCCCAGGTACTGCTGATCGTCTTAGACGAATATTAGTGCTCTTTGCCATATGGCCCCTCAATAATCTGCTATATAGCAGGGTTACTTATTTTTTATTTAGACTCAATAAGTGCCACCATCGATTGTAGCGGTCCACACTGGCGTTCCAGTTGCATCAACAGTTAGAATTTGATATGAATCATTTACATCTGTACCAGTTCCAGGTGATGCCATGTTTGCAGCAGCAGTTACTAGAAGGGCGTTAGATCCATTACCGTAAATAATACCCTTTGTAGTAAATGTAGATGCACCAGTACCACCGTACTGAACTTCTAAATCATTGGTTAACTGTAAAGTTCCGATTGAGAAAGTTCCTAGAGTTCCTGTTGCGACATTGTTATTGAATGTTGCATCTGGAATAAAGGTGAAATCACCAGTATTCTTTCTGAAACCAAAGAAACCTGTCTTAGGAGTATTTGCACTTACATAGTTAAACTGAATACCACGATCAAATGCATCATCTGTTGCTTGTGTGAATGTTAACTCTTGTACTGACTGATTTGTACTTGCAGCAATACCAGAAGTTAAATTATTACTTAGTGTAACTTCACTATAATTTACTGCAGGATTTAGTACGGTAGTAGAATTACCACCAGCATTTGCAGTGTGAATAGTGATACCAGCGTAATAAGAATATTCTCTTACTCTGTAGTTATTAAAGATTTCAACTTTAATTCTATTGTTTACACTATCTACACCACCAGTTGCTACTGTACCAATTCTCTGTCTTGGACTAATTGATCCATCAAATACTTCAGTACCAGCAGGAAAATTAGTTACACTTGTTACATTAAACTCTGCAACAATTTTACTTACTGTAGTATTACTTGGAACTCCATTACCAGATTGTACAGATGAACCAACAACTAGGTCAGTTACGTTATCTAAAACTACAACTGGTTGACCACTTGCAGCTGCAGCAACTACAGTCTTGTTAGAAACTGTATCACCAAGAATGATTAATGGTTCGTTTACTGATACACTGGTAGAGTTTACTGTTGTAGTAGTACCAGTTACAGTTAAGTTACCACGAACAATCAAGTTACCACCAGAATCACCGGCTGATGGATATGGATCTAATACAATACTTGTGGTATTAGGATCTGTATTATAAATTGTATTTCCAGTTACACCTAACTTACCGAAGTTAACTACTGTAGAGGAAGATCCAATATTTAAATTGTTTGCAGCGCCAGCAAAATTTACTGTTGTTGCATTTGCATTGACTAGATTAAATGTTGCAGAAGTTGTAGTTAGATCTCCACCATTTACGGCAAGATCATCAGTAAGTGTTAATGCACCACTAAAACTAACTGTACCACCAACATTTAGGTTTCCAGCAATACCAACACCACCACCTACAACTAAAGCACCAGTAGTGGTACTTGTAGATGCAGTTGTAGCAGTAACTGATGTAATACCAGAAATTCCTAGAGTACCAGAAATTAGGGTATTACCAGTTGCTGATGCAACACTAAAAGTATTAGTACCTAAATTACCATCATTAACTAGGAAGAATTGGTTTGCACCACCAGTGAAAATTAAATCACCAGTTCCATTAGGATCAATTTCTAAATCTGCATTAGATCTAGTTGTGGAAATTACATTAGAAGTTCCACCTAGAATTTGAATACCTTTATTGGTGTTATCACCAACTAGTAATTTGTCAATATAACCACCCTGATCAGTTACAATTGCACCACCATCAGTGTTTAAACTGGCGAGAGTATCAGTTACAAGTGTACCTGGGGTATGCTGTAGCAAATTAACATAGTAGGCACCACCCACTATGATTGGATTATTGGAAGGGGAAGATGGATCACCAATATAAAGTCTATTACCACTATTGGTAGATCTTATATTCCCACCTACATTATAAGCATACGCTAATTCACCAGTGTTTAAGTTAGAAGGTGCATTAGCGGTAGTAGTTCTTCTGAGTTTAATTATTGTTCCAGCCACTAGTAGTTGCCTCCGCTGATGGTAAGATTAGAATTTTCGAGAGTGTTAGTAGCGACCCATCGTTGTGTTGTTGAATTATACATTAATAACGAACCATCACCTAACTGACTAACATCCACATCTTCCAGCTGACTCAAAAGTCTGATCGCACTTTGATTTACACCTGGAACTTGTGCTCCTACGGCGTTTGGATCAGTATTTAATACTGCATTCAAACTAGGTGTTTGTTGAACTTTAATGCGTATGTCGTTCATTATGCAGTTACTCCTTCTGTGACGGTTACTATTCCTTCAGCGACTCTCATCTTTGACAAGAGAGTATCGGTAATAACAACATCATAAACGTACCTACCTGCTTGAAGTAACGAAGTCTGAGCACTGGTCATTTTCAGTTTAATGATTCCACGAGTTCTATCGAAGAATTCAACTGTAAATGGAAATGTTGTAGATGAATAATAACTTTTTTTCATTGAAGCGGCGGCGGTGTACCCAGTTAAATTAATTGGTACACCGTTGACATCAGTTAGAGTTATTGTAGCACTAAAGTCACAATATTGGTCTAGTATTAAATTGAAAACTGGTGTCGCCATTACCTACCACACTGTATAAACTAGGTCTCTTCATATATTTATAAAAAAAGTCCCCCAGTATTGAGGGACTTATAATAAACAGGGATATTAAATTATGCTTGTGCCTCAGTCCAAGTTAGACGGGAAGATACCTGGAATGGGGAGTTAGCAGTGATCTGTGATGTATCTACAGGAGTAATTACGACAGTTAGAATATCAGGTCCGTTTGGATACACGTTGTTACCACCTAGAATTGCGTTACCAATAAGAGCAAGATTACCAAGATCTTGTTCTGTATTGTTTAATGCCCTTCTTACAGGTGCAGAAGTTGTACCACCAGAAATATTAGCACCACCAGCAGCACGGAAGGAGAAGATAGTAGTTCCACCCTGAATTGTATCACCGATAGCATGACGATAAAGTTGACTTAGGGCGGGAGCACCTACTGTGGTGAAGGTATCATTTGACAACTGACCATTCAATCTTAGTTGAACGATAGAGTCATGTGTACAAAGAAGACCTACTGTTTTTAGAGTTAATTGCATTCTGTTGATTAGTTCACGGAAACCTAGAAGACCAGTAGTGCTGTTATCTACAGATGGTGCAAGTCTGATAGAAACTAGAGGAATTGGTGCAAGACTGAAGATTGTACCAATACCAGAACTGATTGTTAATGTACTGTAAGTAGTACCAGCACCAGATCCAGCAGGTGCAGCTGCATTTGCACTCATTAAAGCATTATATGTGTTTGCACCAGACTGTTGATAAATTGTGAGGATAGTTGTATTTTCTGGAACTGCACCAAAACCAGTTTGACCTTCAGGAATAGTAATTGGAGCACCAACATATAGTTTAGCAACATCAGTTGCACTAATGTTTCTAATAATGTTACTTCCTAGTACTAAGTTACCAGAGAATGTGGTATTACCACCGTTGGTAAAGGATAGGGTGTTAGAGTCAGCAGTGAAGAGGTATGCCTTATCACCGTCATATCTACCATCCATGATTACTGAGGTGCCCCAGTGGAATAGTGATGGTGAGAAGGTTGGATTACCGAAGGTATTCACTTCATAACGGGCAGGTAAGTTACCAGCTCTGAAGTATGCCTCAGTAAACTTGTTGTTGTGAATATATTCATGGAAGTACTTAACTTCACCATTTTGATCCTTGAATCCATAACGAATTTTACCAGCACCATACCAAGAATAATCTAGGTAGACCATCTGAATTCTATTGATATCTAGAACATAACCATGAATTCCATAACCATCTGCCTTATCTAGGTTCCACTCGTATTGTGGGGTCTTAGTATCAATCGTCTTAGTAACAATTGCATTGTTGATGGTTACACCACGATACTCAGGTTGTACATACATTTGTGATGCACTGTCAATCTGAGTGATTAGATAACTTTGACCACGAATTACAACATAATCACCAGGGGTTAATTGTGTATTAAATCTGGCATTACCATCACCCTCAATGAGACAACTTCTGTTAGTTACAGTAACTGTACCAGAAATTTGTTGAATAGAACTTCTTCTTACACAATAGAGGTTAGAACCATCATATTCGAAGAACATACCATTCTGAGTATCATATAGACCTGCACGTACAACAGCATCTGTCCAGTTAACTAGGTTAAACTTAGGGAATCCGTTTGCAATACTACTTGAAGCATTTGCAGGGAATGTAAGTGGAGTACTTGCACCAGAAGATGTTGCAGCATTACTAATTGTGATTTCATTAGTTGCAGAGAATACATCTACAACTACTGTACTTGCAGGAATACCAGTGCCAGTGACTGATGTTCCTGATTGAATGAAGTCAAGAATATTGGTAACTGTAAATGTTACACCAGTTGCAGTGGAGGTAACAGCATTATTGAGGAACACAATACCTTCTGCAGTTCTAATACTAGTAATTCTAGTATTAGAAGGAATACCAGTACCACTAATGGTCATACCAATTTGTAGAGACACAATATTGGTTGGTGTTACACCTGTAATTCTGTTTACTGGATTCGTAGGAGTTGCAACATTATTAATATTACCAGTAAATGTCTTATTGATACTACTAATAGTTGTACTACCGTTAGTTCTTGTCCCAGTTGCAGTATAAGTAATAAAGGTATATGTAAATGTGTAGTCATCAATAATTAATCCTACATCAAATGTTCCGTTATATGGGTTAGCACCTGTTGGTACTTGTGCCTCACTAATCTTAACCTGATAAGAACCATTTGGTTTTAGATAGTGTGGAGTCTTAGTTACAACAGTTGCAGTGCTACCGTTGGAAGTAATTCTCTGTACATCAAATGGTGGATTGAAGTTAATGGATAGAGATACCTGAATACCTTTACCTGGCTGATAACGGAAGTATCTACGGGTCTGTCTAATGATAGTAGAGTTTGGTAGATTACCAGAGGTAATATTAACACCACCATCAAAAGGTCTGTGAGTAGTGATTGCATCAGACTTCACGTATAGACCAGTAGGTATGAAGTAACGGTTTAGACCATTTACTTGTGGATTATCAGATAGTGCAGAGTTAAATGTGCCTGGGTTAGTAGCAATAGTAACTGTGAATGTTGTGAGTGTTGGAGTTGCAAGAACAATCCAAGAACCATCAGTTTGACTAGTTGAGTTATAACCACTTAAACCAAGAGTACCACCAGTTACACCTACACCAGTTACTTGAACGTTTTGACCAGGAGTAAATCCATGAGAAGATGAGGTAGTAAATGTTGCAGTAGTACCAGCATATGTGGCATTAGTGATTCTATAAGTAGTCTCCAAATTAGGAGAAGACTTAAGTTTCATAATTGTATCACTCTTTACAGAGTCAATTTCAAGTGCATAGAAAGTTCCTGGAGCACCCTGTACTGATGTATAGAATTTAAAGATGTCACCTGGAGTGAAAGTAGAAAGGAACTTAGTTCTAACACCTCTTACGAAAAGATTTGCCTCATTAGCAGTTTTTGAGGTTGTGAAAATATAACCATCACCAACTAAGAAAGAGTTGATTGAGTTAGTAGTAAATGTATGAGAAGAACCAGAACCTACTGAGTTAATATCAATATTAATATTTCTTTCTCTTGCTGCAGTAATTGTAGATGATAGTGAGAAATAATCCTTATCTCTTACAACTACAAAATAATCTGTGTTATCAACAAGTCCACCAATAGGAGAGTTACCAGATGCACCTTTACTATAGGTTACTCTTACACCGTCAGCAAGTCTATGGTCAGCAATTCTAAACCAATGGTTAGATCCACTACCTTGACTCATCTGAGCAACATCACCTGGATTAAAGGAGAATGTATTTGTAGGAATAGATGCAGAAGCAGTAGCAGTAAATGATCTGCTGTTACCAACATCTGCAACTGCATAGATATCATCAGCAGCTTTAGATGAATCTTGTTGTAAAATTTGTGTCCCTGAACCAACACTGGTTAAGTCTACAATTACAAATGCTTGACCACTATTTGCAAGTGTTTTAGCAACTGTATTGTTTTTATAAACAACTGCACCGTCAGTAGGTAGTTGAAGTGTTACAGAAGTTGCAGTTGGTGCTGGAGAAACGGCGACAGTATATACATCATTAAAGAAATCATCAGATGCACCGTAAATCATAACTCTATCACCAGCAACAAAGTTTGCACCACTTGTGGTCATAGTAATTGTAGTTGCGTTTGCCGCCAGCGTTAGATTTAGACAAACTACATCATTTCTAAGAGGAACTCTAGTTGACTGATTTACGTTTGAAAGTCTTAGATAGTTAGATGATAAATCACCAGGGAAAGTAACAGTATCAGACTGACTAAAACCAACGGTTTTAATTTGATAATAGTTATTATCAGTTAAACCACCAATGAGTGTTCCACCACTAGAGTTGTACTGAATAATTTGGTTGTTTGTTAGTGTGCCTGCAAGACCAGGAATACGAATTGTGTCTCTATTTCTATGTGTAGTAGTTCTAGTAAAACCATGAGAAACAGTACCAATTGCAGTTAAGTTAATAACTGCACCACTAGTTCTATCCTTAACACGGAAATAATTTACACCTACTGGTTCAATAGTATAACGAGTATTTGTTACAAGTGGTGTAGCAGCAGTACCACCAGCGATATAAAGAACATAATCGTTATTGCTAAAACCATGGTTTTGAGCATAGAAACAGTTTGCTTCTGGTGTATCTACGACTCTAACCGCGAAAACACCACCACCGTTACCAGTAGTAAATGATGGGGAAATTGCAGCACCATTTTGTGTGGTAGAAATACGGAAAGTATTAGTGGTTGTGTTTACAACCCAATACTTAACATAACCAGCACTAGAAGCAAATGGTGATCTGTTATGTGTAGATAGTGTAATACCAGTAACAGTAGAAGTACTACCAGATGGTCTTACGAAAATAACTTGTTGACCAACTTGTAGTCCGTGGTTGTCAATCTGAATGTTTGTACTTGCAATTGATTGAATACCTTGAGCACGTACAACACGGAAAGGACCATTACTAGAAGTACCCTGCGTTGTAATATCAATTTGAGTATTAGTTGCAGTTGTTGCTGCAAATGCAAGAGTATTTGGTGTTGTATTAGGATGTAGATGATAAACGTTCCAGTCTGCTAATCCTGCAGGAACCGTATTGTTTAAAGTTGTATAGAAAAGTACTCTTTGACCTGCAAGAAAACCATGATTATTAATTGTTGCAATATTGTTTGCAACATCAACTGAACCTGCACTGAAATACTTTTCATTAGAACCAATAATATCATCAATAATTACTGGACGTGCTCTATAGTCAAATGCGTTTTCACCAGCAGCACCTGGGTTAATAGTAGCACTCTTTTGTTCTATATCGTTAGATCTTACTTGTGCAGCATTAAAGCTGTACTTTTTGGTTGCAGTGGTATTTACAAGGTAAATTTCTGCACCAGGGTTTAGACCGTGTGGAAATACAGTGTTAATTGTGATTGTGGAAGGATCAGCAGCATTCGTCGTCACAGACGAAATGGACATTGAAGATCCAGTATAGAATGCACCAGGAAGAACAGATGTATAAATGGTCTGAATAGCACCAGATAATGTAGGAGTAAAGGATACTTTATAGATGAAAGTATTTGGTGTTGGTACAGATACAACTACATAACCACCTTCGAATGTTGGATCTGCAAGACCGTTAATTTCGAAAGGAATACCGTTGCTTAGACCGTGGTTAGGAGCAGTAACTTCAACAGTCTTCTGACCAGCAGTTACGGTTACAGCAGTAACTACAATAGGAGTATCACCAGTTCTGGAATAGAATGATGGAATATTATTCACCATTCTAAGTGTTTCCCACTTAGTAGACTGAAGACCATATTCAAAGTCAGTATCAATTAGAGATTCTGGGTTACTTACGCGAAGTTTACCCACAGAATCCATTAAAGCATTATCTGGAGTGATAGCAGTGCTTTCTCCCTCAATATAAATTGAAAGATTGTCTGTCGCAGACATTGTACTTGTGTCTTTGATCAGAACAAAATCAGTTTCGTTTGTTAACTCGTTATAAACTGGATCACCAGCAAGACCCAAACTTGGCTCAGCAAAGTTATAAAGTAATGTATTGGTAGTTACGTTTGTAATGAGGAGAAGTCTTTCTCTTAGTACGTTAGATTTTAACGTTACAGTCTTTCTTGATGGATCGAAAGAATAATCAATAATCTGTTTTTTTGCCATTTTGCTGTTCTTCCCTGTTTATGATAGTGCAATAATTAAAGCAATATTTGTGGCACCTACCAAACTTGTTAAAGCAGTACCACCTTCTCTGATCTTACCAGTTACGTTGATGTCCCCGACGACATCAATTTTGTAAGCGGCATTTGGAGTTAAAGTATTAACACCTACACCTGTTGGTGTGATTGCTAACACGTTTTGTAAATTATTTAGTGAGGTTCCACTGGTTCCTGATGGAGCACCTCTGAAAATAATAGAACCACCAGTTGCAGAACCAGTACTTCTACCACCTGCGATGATAATATCAGCACCTGCAATGTTAGTACCAGAACCATCAGTACCTTTTAGTGTACTTCCACTAGGAGTATTGGATGCAGTTGCATTACCAAAGGTAACTGAACTACTATTAATTAACTCAGTGGTAAGTCCAAAAGTATTATTAATAGTTAGATTATTATTTATTGTTGTTGCACCTTGAATTGTAGTTACACCACTGAAACTATCAACTACAAATCTATCAGCACCAGAACCATTTTGAATTCTGAAAAACTCAGTGTTAGTTACGTTGGAACCAACAAGAGTAACGTTTGCTCTCAATGTAGTGTTATCAGTTACATCAAGTGTTCCAGTAATAGAAGTATTACCATTGAAACTATCAACTACAAATCTGTCGGCACCTGCACCATTTTGAATTTTAAAGTATTCTGTAGCGACGGTTCCAGAACCAACAAGAGTTACGTTAGAATTAAGAGTTGTATTACCAGTTACAGATAATGTACCTTGTAGAGATGATGGAACACCACTTTCTACAATGAAACCATTTGTTTTGTGAATTGTTACCTTTGCACCACCATTTGCAACCAGTTTCCAAATACCAGTATCAGAGTTATCTCTAAAGATACCACTCGTAGTATTGTTTGCAAATGAAATTGATGGAGCATTTACAGTTCCATCAGTTGCCTTAAAATTTTGTACAGAAAGGTCTCCAGGTAGACTTACTCCACTTGGACCGATTGTTAGTTTTGAATTACCGTTTGAAACGAAATCAAATGTATTAGTACCGCTTTTGTATATACCTGTTGCTGTATCGCCCTGAAAAGTAATTGATGGTGCTGATACAGTACCAGCACCAAACCTAATACTTACTCCTTCAGCGATACCTCCACTAGTGACTCTTGTTAGTGCCATTAAAGTAACATCTCCGTCGCTTATGAGAATTCCTCTTGTCTATTTATACAAAAAAAGCCCCAAAAAGGGGCTAAAAGAAGAGCCTAATGTCAGACTTGAACTGACGACCTACCGCTTACAAGGCGGTTGCTCTACCACTGAGCTAATCAGGCATATCTTCAGGATTTTCTAAATCTACTGGAAATAGACAAGGATGACACTCTTCATCTATTAGATAAAATGATGTAGTATATAGATCTTCTGGATCATATCTTCTACTACCATCTGCAAGTTCGATCAGTCTTTGATCGTAAATTGCCTCATCATCTAATTCATCAAATGTAAAAGGAACCTCATTGATGAAGTACATCTTCACTATCATAGTACCTCGGTTATACCAACAGTATCTTGTAGTGATTCTATACTTCATCTATTTATCCCCTATCAAAACAGTTCGAACTATGTTCTTGAGGTTTAAACTCAGAAATGCAGTGCCACATGGCATGTTCGGGATTACTCAATCCACAAGTATATATGTCAATTGCAGCACAACCTTTTTCAGGCCATGTATGAATTGAAATATGTGATTCTGATAGCAAAAGGATAAAAGTTACACCTTGAGGTTTAAATTGATGAAAACAACAATCTAGGATAGTTGCACCAGCTTTAATAGCTGCTGTTCTCATTGTTTTATCGATAAAATCGACATCATTTAGTAATGAGTCAGAAACCCCGTAGATTTCTAATGTACAGTGTTTTCCTAGATTTGTCAATGGCCCACCCAAAATAGTAATGTTATTTATTTGACCAAAAAACCCCTTTTGAGTGTTTTGGCCAGGAAAATTTTTTTGGACCTTTTTTGTAACTAAAGGTCAATTTTGGTTTAGGTAAGAATACTCGTATGTGATGAGATCTTCTGACACTGTACTCCTAACAAACTCAAGAACATTCATAAAAGATTCTTGACTGTCACAATGTTCTTCTTTGTAGTCACACTCCGAACTAAAGAGTTTGAAGGTTCTAGATGATACATCTACAATAATCTTGGCTAAATAAGCATCGTTCATAAGCACTCTTAACGTCTGACATAGACTATTATACAGAGTATAGAGCCTCTTGTCAAGGGCCTTAGGCAACCATGATCTTGAGTGGCTGTGTATCGAGTCCAAGAGCAAGGGAAGTCTCAGCTGTAAGGCCAACAGTACTCTCGTTCTTCAGACCGAGAACATCATAGGTGCTGATACCCAGTGTCTCATCGATACTGAAACCACCGCTCCAATAGGAGGATCCTACACCAGATTGCCAGTTGGTGGTCAGTGCTGCTGTACCAAAAATGGATCCACCAGCAAGTAAACTATTGTTTGCACCAGCAATAGTTGTATAACTTAATCCCGTAATAGTCTCACTGTTAAGACCAACCATAATGTTTCTACTCAAACCAATAACGTCTGTATATAAACCACCGATTATACTGGTAAAGTCAAGTCCAATAAAATTATTCTTGAAAAGAGAAAGAACGTTATAAGATCCTAGTACAGCATGATTCTCTTCATTACAGAATGTACTGATAGTTCCAGTGTACATATCAATACTTCCAGAAGTTGATAGACCTAACTTAGATGCAGTTATAGCGAAACCATTGATCGCTTGTAGTCTGGAATCATTCTTATACTCACTTAGATGTTCACCAGTATAGGTAAATTTACTTTCCTTACCCACGTTCATACTCATCTCACCATTCACTTCTACGTGGTAGTTACCATTCACTTTTAAGTGATAGTCACCTTCGATAGTTACAGTGCATTTACCTCTGATATTAACGTGTTCATCATCCATAACAACTGTATAGTTGTTTCCAGAGACAACGGTTTTCTTAGAACCATCATTGATATACTCTGTATATGAACCTTTGGTGTGGTGTTCTACATGTCTTTCATATCCTGGTGTAACATCACGTTCTGAGAACATTCCAGAACCATGATTGACAACAGTGTTGTAAGAATATATTGGTGCCCACAGACCACCTAAGATTTCAGTTATACTAAAGTCTGCACATGAGAATGTACTAGGTGCGTATACAACTCCAGGTGTTCCTCCACCACAATTATCTGCACCATTGTAATCAGACCAGTCAGTAATATCTGGTTCATCAGGTAATCGATTACAACCAATACCTAATAGATTCAATAAGAAACTGATGATACCTGCAATACTATTAACAGCAGTTACAGACAGAGAACCTGCTTGAACTGCCTGACTACCTGCAGATACTGCAGGAACCATATCAGAGATACTTTTAATTAATCCAACTACACCAGCAATTACACTGGATACAGACATGATCGTATCAAATACATTATTGACACATGCTTGTAGAGAATCTACAAAACTTTCATATGCACCAATAAAATTACCAAGTAGATTGTTGATTGCATCATTAATAGTATTGAAGATTTGATCTACAATAGAATCAATAATAGAAACATCTAAAGTACAACCAATAGAATTCATAACACGAAGAATTGCTTCTGCAATGATTCTTACTGTGTATGGAATCTTAGATTTAATTGCTTTTACAATTGAATTAAGTATTTCACTGATTAAACTTAACAGGTAAGACTTAATAGTATTTACTAACCAACTTACTAGATTACGAATGATACCCATCACTCGATTAATGTCTTTCTTGAAGTCAATAACTTTGTTAGTAACTTTAGAAATTAATTTACCTTTTTCTTTAGATTTATTGTCATGTACAACCTTAGATCCTTTCTTATGTTCTTTCGCTGTAGTTCCAAACACTCCTCTCTGAACATCAATCAGTGAGTGAGTATTCTTTTTGATATAAGAAATCTTCTCTCCGTTGATAGTTACAATACCATTCGGAGGAAATTTACTTGTATCACCGATGGGAATAAAGTTTTGCTCTACTGTTACATCCTGAGTCAATTTAGAATCATACTCATACATTTCAGCAGTTTTGAAATTATTGAACAGACTTGTAAGTGCTAGTTCAATCTGCATGAACATGGTATTTTCTGGACCCTTGACACCATTGGCGATTGGTACACCAACGTTTTGTGCCATTGGGTTTGATTCACTAGTAACCTGTTCTGTTTTAAATGCAACTTCTTTTGGAGCGGTCTTAGTCTCAGTTGCAATACCTTGAATAGGTTGCGTTTTTGATTGTTCTTTGGTATCATTCTGATGTACCATGAAAATATCACCAGGATTTTCAAAATCCTCAATCGTATTTGGAATTGCACCCTCTTCTTGTAGTTTAGCGAAGAGAGATCCAATTACAATTGGTTGTTGTGCATCATTACCATCAGCAAAAAATCCCACAACAAGACTTCCACCTTTCAATCCATTACCAGATTGACCCATTCCATTTACTGCTGCACTTGTAGTTGGTTGAAGTACAACAGCCCAAGGAAGTTTTTCTGTTGGTAAGATCTTTCTATCTTCAGAGTGATATCCAAAGATTCTCACCTTAACTCTTCCCAGTGCAGGATCATCTTTGTCGGTACTGTTTTCTACAATACCGAACCACCATTTAAAAGAATCTTGTCCTACTGCATTAGTAGAATCAGTTACTGAAGGATTCATAGACCATTATTACCTATAATTGTAATTTCCGTATTATCGGGATTGTAATCAGGATCACTTATATTCTTTCCACCGAATGAATCTCTGGTTAAAGTAATATAAGTACTTAATTCAGTTCTATTTAGAATGGTATGTTTCATGGAGTGAATAATATATTTACCTGTCAATCTCTTATCCTCCGCTCTCTTATTGTCCTCTTTCTTTTCTGGTGATGGAATAGAAACTTCGAGAGTGTTACCTGCTCTAAGATCCATATTTCCAGGAATAGAAATATGTAGTTTGTTATAGTCTAAGAAATGATATCTAAAAAGTGCTTTTGAAAATGCCTCGTTTAACTTGTCGTTGTTTTCTTCACTCAAATCTTTACCCCAGATTTGATTCAACATTGGTCTATAGATAACACGAGATGGGTTCACATTTAATTTCAAAGGACCGCTATGATATGGTCTAGTAGTACCAAGATGTTCACTAGACTCGTAAAAAGTATCTACACTGTTCTTATAAATTTTCTTCTTTCTATTATTAAAGTCCAAACGAATTTCAGTGTGTGACAATGCACCCATTCTTACATCTTCCAAGATATCAAATACAGCTGTAGATGAGAACTGTTTGATTCTTCTAGACTCTAACTCAGGATTATTACCTGGAAGATTACCTTGTACATAAGTATAGGGTCTTCCAGCATTAACCGCTTGTTTCTTGATCAACTCATCTATAGAGTAGAAATTATATCCATCAAAAGTTTCATAGAAAAGATAACCAACACTATCAGGATGTTTAGTTGATGAAGTTCTTTTTCCTAACCAAACTGATAGATCAAAGATTCTCCAATTGGGCACTACCATATCAATAGGATATAAACTCTCATCAGAGAATACTTTTTTCTTACTCCTTAGTCTTTCAGCAATAAGATCCTTAATTGCTTCTTCTGGTTTCTTACCATCAATTCTTTCAGACACCCTGACAATTTCATTTGCCATACCTTCAAATGACATTAAATGAATGATATATGCCTGTTGTTTCTCAGAGAGAACACGGGAGTCAATTCTAAAGATATGATATGGTAGTTTATAAATTTTGTCTCCAGAACCAATTTCAATAACTACTTTCTCCTGACCGACCAAAGGATAGTTTGAGATAATATTCTTCGCAACGTCAGCAATAACTAACTCTGCAGTGAGAGATGTTGTAACGATTGATTCATAAAGACTTAACTCCTGAACGAGTTCACGAATATCCACCGCTTTACCAGCAGACTCTCCTGTAAGAGGATATAATTCTACTTTCTTTAAAGCAAAATCTCCTGCAAATTGTTTAGTTAATCCTGCCATTATAGTCTACCAGTAAATTTAAATTTGTTTGCACTATCTACACTGAATTCTGGTGGTGCAAAAGCAGAAAAGTCTTGCGTCACAATAGAATTAAATTGTGTAGTACCACCACTAATAACTATATTATTTAACGGAGTTACTGGTTTGGTATTTTTAGAATACACCTGACTAATTTCATCTATTGTCATACCAGAAACTTTAGGACCAGTTCCAGCAGCAGGTAATTCTGGAGCACCTCTTAATGCACCAGTCAAATCTTTAAAGTATCCTGTAATTTTAGTCCAATCAATTGTTTCTGATGAACTAGTTTCAGTTTCGGAAGGTGTAGTAGTACCATTAGACCCACTACTTGTATCATCAGAACTGGTTCCAATAGAACCAGATCCACCAAGTCTAATTCCCGCAGCAAAATTCCATATTGAACCTTCTTTGGGAGCACCTCCAGTAGTAGATTGGTGATATATATTTCCTGGTTTTTCCGATGCAATAGATACGTGAGTAATTGCACCACTTGGATAATTACCAAAAGTATTTTTATGTAAAACAATATCACCTGCTTTTAGGGCTGACTTACTTCTAATAACTGTTCCCATATCAGAACCAGCAAAAGATGCTGCCATATTTGGACCCCAAGATTGTTTTTCTGGATCTAAATCGCCTTTCTTAGTTACTTTATTTGCTGCAGGATGACCAGCCATTCCTAATACCATTCTAACCCAAGATGCACATGGGGGTTTTGCTGGACCCTGTTTTCCTTCAGACACTGCTTTCTTAGCAGATTGAACTATCCCACCAGTCTGCATTTTATTATTACCAGCAGTATTAAAATAATGGTTTCCATGTTTAGTAACATTAACATTCTGTGACGGATCTTCAAATGCAGATCCTGCTCTAAATCCAGTAGCACCAATTAAATATTTTTTGTTTGGATGATTTCCAAGTTCTTTACTTAATTTGTCAGGACTCATACCAATTTCTAAAGCTTGCTGTGCAAGTTTCAGAGAACCTTCACCCCATTGTTTGTTAATACTTCCATTTCTTACTGGTTGATATTGTGCCCCATTACCACCATATATGATACCTTTAATTGTTTTATCATTTGCACCAAAGAATCCTGGTGATTTTCCAGAATCTAAAATTCTCTTTCTGTTGAGAACAGAGTTAATAACTAAAGCCATTCCAATCTTACCTTCACCAGCTGCTTCAGCTAAAGCAAGTTGTTTTAATAACGTTTGATCATCCGCTGATGATAAATCAACCTCCCCACCTAACTCTCCAACATCTCCAGTTGGAGATCCACCAGGACCACCTTTACCTTTTTTACCTTTCTTCTTAGAAGTATCTAACTGAATAACATTATTTAAAATATCAGCAAGTAATGCCCTCATAGACATTCCTTTATTTCTTCTTGCTTTATATTGTGCTTTCTTACCCTCAGAATCTTTTTCTGCTCTTAGTACATTTACTTTTTCTTCACCAATAAGTTGTTTATCTTTTTTATCATCCTTCTTAATCTTTATCTTTGGAATATTAACACTACCACTCCCACGATTCATTGCAATACCAGAAGTTGCAATGGAATCCATTCCAAAAATCTTGATTGAAGGACCAAGAACTGTTTTTAGAAGAGGAATAATTGCTACACCAAGAGGTCCAAAGCTTGTTACAACTTTGAACATGGTTCCTAGAATTGCGGAACCAACAATCTTAAATGGTTCAATGAGTTTGGAACCAACAATACCCTCAGAACCAAACTCTTTTAATGGTACTACTGCTTCTGGTCCCGCTTCACCGATGATCGCCTTTGTTTCTCTAGTTACAATACCACCAGCAGCAAGTTTTGGTGGTTCTTTTGCAACATCAGAACCTCTCTTAAAGAAGTCATAGGTTTTATCACCAATGAAATCACCAAGCAATCCACCTACAACAGATCCTATTGCTGCACCAGCACCACCAGCGAGTATGTTTCCAATAACAGGAACCACTGATCCTGCAGCAGTACCAATTATACCACCGATCCATCCACCTGCAGCTTGTCCAACACCAGTTGCAGCAGCTTTAAATATTGCCTTATCTAAAGGATCACCTAATGCAAGGTTAATACCTAAAGTAATCAGTGGACCCACTAGAGGTACTTTACCTAAAACTTTACCAGCAGTTTTTGCTGCAGCAGTATTTAAAAGACCAGATGCTGCACCTGCAATCTTACCACCTGCTTTTGCAGCAAGTTTTGCAGCACCACTTAAAATACGGAATCCACCTTTACCAAATACTTTGAGGATTGCTCTAAACAAACCTCTCTTCAATCCATGTTTGAAGAGATTGGCGGTTGCTGGTAATGTTTTTAGGACACCTTGAATAGCAGGTATTAAACCATTCTTAGCACCATCTATAAATGCTTTCCAAACATTTTGAATGGTCTTTCTATTCTTCCAGATGTTCTTAAGATCTGAAATAATCTTCCAAGGTTTGAATAGATAACGAAGTGCAAATAAACCTATAATTAACTTTAATACACCAAATACCTTAGATAGAATAGGTCCATCAATAATTTGATACAATCCATCTATAATATTATTTACGGCAAATCCAGCTACTGCACTTGCTATATCAAATAATCCCTTTAAGAATTTAACAAATCCTAAAAGTGCCTCTTTATTTTTAGGGTCAGATATCCAATTAAGTGCTGCAAGACCTATCAATAGTTTTACTATTGCACCTAGACCAATAAAGTCTGCAACTTTTTTAGCAGTAGATTTTACTCCACTGACAAGTTTACCTGATCTACTTTCTGAAGATCTCTCTTCACTTAATCCTAATGCTCTCTCGGCACTTAATTTTCTTCTTTGTTGAGTTCTAAGATAAGTTTGATATTGTCTCTCGTGTAATTTAAAAAACTTTCCTACTACTACATCTATTTTTTTCAGTTCGGATAATTTTTTGCTTTCAACGCCAACATATCTACCAGAGTTAGATCCAAAGAAACTTTTGTAGGATATTCTTGTAGTAGGCATTTACTTATGTGTTAGATAATGGGAAAGTAATATAAGGACTAGCACTACTATGAACTGTACTAAATTGACTTCCACCTGTAGTAGTTGTAACACCAGCATGTGTAGTTGATGGTTGATTTACAACTGTTGTGGTAGTTCTTCCACCCTGAGTTCTAGATGCAGCATTTGCTTGAGATTGAGCTTGATTTAAAGTTGTACCTGCAGTGTTTGGTTTTGCTGGTGCAGTCACGGATGGTTCAAGTTTTGTTTTGTCTCTATCTGGATATGTAGATTTAACTTCTTTAGTCGATGAATCGCTATCACCACCAGAACCAGTACCTCTCAATGCACCAGTTAAATCTTTAAAGTATCCTGTAATTTTAGACCAATCAATTGTTTCTGAACTATCTTTTGTCTCTGTATCTTCACTATCTTTATCTGGAGTGTCTTTACTATCACCTCCACCACTAGTTCCAGATGGAGTTAACCCAGGTCCACCAAAAGTAAAGTGACCACCATGATCACCAGGACCACCATAAGGAGCCCAATTCCAACCATACTTAGATCCATTTTTCTTTATCCATTCTTTAGAGGAACCATGAATATCCATTCCAATTCCATAAAGATGTTTTGATCTTGATGCACCCCCCACGTCAGTATTTTTTGATGGACTTCTTTTACTACTTGCAATATCAGAACCTTTTACTATTCCACCAGAATCTCTCATCATTTTAGCAAATCCTTCTGCAGCTTCCTTACTGAAAACTACAGGTCTTGGTGGATTGTGACCATCAGTAACACCTTTAATAGTGTAACCAGGACCAGTATCAGGAGTACCTTTAGTTGATATCACACCACCAGTGGCAAGTTTCATTATTGCTCCACCATTCATAGCGGACATAACTCCATTACCAAACCTAGGGAATAAATCGAAGTTATATTTATCTAGTACTTTTGGTCCCCCAAGACCATCTACTGCATTCCTGTTTAGTACATACTCACCTCTCTCCAGTTTAGCATTAACAACATCACCTGATCCAGTACCAGGAATAAAAGTTCCAGATACCATTGGTTTCGCATCTGTAGTATTTGGAGTTATTGGAGATGCTGTAGGAACGTTTTTGTTGATCGGACCTTTAAACTCAGTGACTTTATTTGCTGGTTTTTGTGTTGCAGTTTCGCCTGCTTTTGCTTCTGGTTTTGCATTTGCATTCGGAGTTGCAGCAGCAGGAGTATTTTGTGGTTGTGGATTTGGTGGAGGATTTTCACCCTTACCATCACTAGTATTTTTAAAGATTAATGCATTTAGAATATCACCTAATAAACCACGTACAGAATCATCATTTGATTTCTGGAATCCTTCTTTACCTTCTTTCTCATCTCCCTTCTTTCTCTCTTTAATTGTAGGTGGTTTTCCAAATAATTTAGACAGATCACCCAATCCACCTAGACCACTTAGATCTGCTTTACCTAAGTTCTTGAGTGCAACATTAACAAGTGATTTCGGAATACCAAATGCTCCTGCAAGCATTCCAATTGCACCAGTAACCAGAGGTCCAACAACAGGAAACTTAGAAGCAATACTTCCAATAAGACTGATTACACCAGCACCAATAACAGTGAATGGTAGTAGAAGTAGTTTGATGAATTGAGGTACAATTCTGTTTACATTACTTTGAAGTTCTTTAGTATCTACACCGATACTTGAACTACCAAGTTTAGATAATGGAATGATTGCTTCTGGACCTGCTTCACCAACAATTGCTTTGGTTGGGTTGGTTACAATACCACCCTTTGCAAGTTTTGGTAGGTTCTCATCTTTCTTATTTGCATTATGAATATCACGACCAATCAGTGCAGCGTCAATACCTAATGATGCTGCAGTTCCAATTCCAGGTATGAATCCTGCGAGACCAGATAATACCTCCCCACCTGCACCCAGCCAGTCTCCCTGACGTGCTCTATCAATTGCGAAGAATCCACTAGCAATTGCACCGATGAGAGGAATCTTTTTAATGAGACTTTTACCACCCGCTGCAGCAGCACCCTTAGCACCGATTTTTGCTGCACCCTCCGCAACTCCCTTTGTCCCCGCTGTTGCCGCTTTGGCACCCGCCTCAGTGGTTGCAGTGGTCGCTGCCTTGGTTGCGGTCTCTGCAGTTGTTTTGGTCGCTTCCTGACCCGCCTCCTTAGCGGCTGTAGACGCTGCTTTTGCACCATCATCTAGTGCTTCCTTAGCACCCTGTCCAAGTATATTTGGAAGTAAATTAGTGAAGAAATTTGTGAGTCCACTGAACAAACGCGGAATCATTTTAATTGCATTCACAACAATACTCATACCACCCACAAAAGGCAGTATGGTAAAGATACCTAGTATTCCTTCTAGTAAACCAAAGAATCTAGTTACACCACCACCATTAACTAATTTGTCAAGTCCTTCAAAGATTCTATCTACACCGAATCCTATTATACCTATGAAGAACTTGACTATACCAGCAAAAAATTTAACTATTGCTGCAACTTTTTTCACGTTATTTGGATTAGAAATCCAATCCAATACCTTATAAAGGATAATATATTTTATAATGTTTTTAAGAAAATTAAATACACCACCAAAGATATCTTTAGCTTTAGATATAATTTTATCTTTGGCAATATTTGGTTGTAATTTTTTCTTCTCTGATTCTGATTCTTCTTGTAATCCAGTCTCTCTTTCTTTTCTGAGATTCTCTTTTCTCTCAGCATCAATTATAGCTTTATATTGCTTTTCGTATACTTTGAAAATCTTCTCAAAATTATTTCTAATCGAAGTTAATCTTGAGAGTTGTTCTGATTGTATTTTTGCCTGTTGTTTTGCACTAGAAGATGATAGAAAGCTAAAGAAACTTCCTAGACTAAAGGACTTAGCATTGATAGGGGAACTTACCGCCATTAGATTTTTTCTTTAGCTTTCTCGTTTTCTTGTTCAACAAATTCAACAAGCATGGAAACGTAAATCTCACGTTCCCACGGTATCATGTCTTCTAATTCAGTTAAACTATACTTATGATGTTGCATCATTGCAAAATTAGTTCTGTAATAATTTTCCAATGATTCATGCATCAAACTTACGCGAAAAAATTTGCAAGACCCTCAATGACTACATCACTTTCAACACCAGTATTAGGATTATGTACCTTAACAGTATGCTTTAACTTAGGCATAGTTTCAAAGAACTTCTGCACCATCAGAAACTGTTCTGTGTTTAGAGATTCTAGGAAGTCAGTTACTTCTTTCTTGGTAAAATTCTTTACCTCATACACATCTTCACCTTCATAAATTTGTTCAATACAGGTGGATGCAATTTCAAACACATCATCAATCTCAGAATTACCATCACCAAAATTGTTCTTGATGAACATATCTAGATTTGGATATTTCATGACCATACCAACAGAATCATTTAGTTTAATGTTCTTATCGTGATCATCAGATTTAGATACTTTAATCTCATCAATATTAATTACAACATCTACATATGTTTCATTGTCATCTGGGCATGGAAGACGAAGATTGATTTCTTCACCTACTGACTTACCACGAATATTCAAGAAAAGATATTCGATATCAAACAATGCAAGTTCATCAATTTTAACTTTGCTAATCACACAATTTTTTAGGATTGTCTTAATCGCATTAGTGATCTGTTTCTCATCTTCAGACTCCATTGCAATGAGAAGAATCTTTTCTTCTTTTACTAGGAATGGTCTGTATTTAATAGTCTGTCCAGTGGAAGGTAAATCCAACTCATATGTTGGTGAAACCAATTTAGGTAAAGGCATGATAACTCCTTATCATATAACAACTAATTTTATTTATGAGGTTACTTTGGAAGTGAAGAACTCGGTGTGCCAGAGAATAGACTTGATCCAGGTTCTAGACTATTAACTAAATGATACTTATATTCAAATGTAACATTAACCCTTAACAACTGGGAAGAACCTGCAGATAAAGGTAGTGATGATACTGAAGTTGGAAATGCATCTATCAATCTGATTGAATAATTCGCCTTGGAGTTTGGGAAAAATATCTTTTTACCTCCAGCATTATTAACTTCAACTTGTTCATTCAATGTTCTACTAATATTATCAAGCATACTATCTATTTCAGTCACTCCTGTTTTAGATGTATTGTTTGCATAACCATTACCAAATCTTTCAAACTTTACAATATAGATATCCGCAACATAATCATCAGGATACATCACTCTACCTATCTGATTACCAGCATTTTTAAATCCTGAAGTATTAGTTCCAGAAATTCCAGAGTCTGAGGTTGACATACCATAAATGAAGTTCAACCATGCATCAAAGATACTCTTTTGTTTTGATGCACCATCCATAATAAATGAAACACTTACTTCACTGTAGATATTACTATGTGCATATTTAAAAGTTGGTGAACCATTAATTCTATACTCACCCGTTGCAATTTGCAAACCAGGAATATTAACTTCGTCGCAGTAATAAGATGCTCTTTCTATCCAATCATTTCCTCCAACTTCACCAATGTAAGATTGTAATTGTCCATTTGTTGATGGAGGAAAAATACCAATTCCATAAAAATTGCTAAGACCTACTCCATACCTTTTGAGTAAAGAGTTGAAATCTTTAACTTGTTGGGCTGTCCTTAAAGTTTCTCTACTAAATTTTCCTTGTGCTAAGGCCATTTATTATTTCCTATGGAATTGTTCTACTGGTAAGAATATTGAAGTTTTCCAATCCTCATTATTTATTTCCATTAATGGGGTTTCTAACCTATCAAATCTATAAGATCTCAGTGTCTTTTTAGGTAGTCGTATCTTCCCTCTTTCGAGAGAGATCAATACATCCATCCTTCCTCTAGTGGAAAGATAATGCAAGTTAGCACCGTAAAAACCTTCACCAGAAAGTCGTAAGACATATACCAAAGGAAATGTATCATAGATGTTTAACCTCTCCGCATATAGAGGACTATATTCGAAGAAGTACATACCACCAGTATTTGGAACCATCAAGTCTTGAAGAGAATGTATACTCTCAATGACTGTTCTCTTTTGTGCATATTGTTGAATCTGTTCACGATACCAGGAATAACTTTGTGGTTTTCCCTCAGATATCTTTCTGATCTCTTCAAATATATTTGGTCTTATGGGACTTTTATCAGGAATAACGCTCATTACTTAATTCCTAAATGATCTTCTGTTAGAATTAAAAATTCCATCTGACGGTCTTTACAGAACTCTTTTGCTGCATCCCATTTAGCTTGGTTCTTTACATATTCAGAAACTTCATATAAGTATTTTTGTGTGACCTTGGACTTCTTTACAGGAGGATGCACTTGTTTTTTTGGTTTTACTTCTACTAAATACTTATTGATACTGCCGTTATCATCTAAAACTTTGATGTAAAAATCAACGAAGTATCTGTGAACTCTACCATCCAAAGGTGATCTATAGGGAACCACAATTTCTTCAGATCCCCATTCAATTATTTTAGAACGAGTATCACAGTATTTCATAAACTTCAATTCCCAAGATGATCTGTAAATAATATTTGTATAATCACCCTTGTATTTCGATGGGTTTTTAGGTTTATATCTACCTTTATAGGTATTCATAAAAGTAAAGTTCGTCTAGGAACTATTTATTCAAATGACAGCAACTCCAACAAATCAATCTGGTAATCAGTCTGGAGGTAATTCTGGATTAACTCCATTAGCTTCAAAAGTATATCAACCTCCAGAAAGAGTACTTCCACAAACTAATGGAGTTTCATTGAAACAATGGCCAAGACAACTGACAACCATTTATCCAGATCACATGGAATTTTTGGCCTATAAATATGTTTCTTATGCAGACTATTATACAACTGCAGGAATCAGTATTTCAGGATCTTCTACAAACGCAACACCAACAACAGGTACTGCACCCACCACACAATCTGGACCTTCAACTGGAAATACTGCAAATACTAGCACTAGTTCAAATAGTGCAACTACTGCTGTAACTGCAGATTATGCAGGAAGACCTACCGCAAACCAAAGATTTATTCGTGGAACACCTCTAGATAGAATTCGTCTACCAGTTCCAAACACCATTCAATTTTCCGATGGGCCTAACTGGAGTACAGAACCTATTGGAATCATGGGAACACAACTAGGTGCAGTTGTAAAGAGTCTTGAGAGTGGTTCAGATCAGGTTGCAACAAACCTACAGAAAATGGCACAAGGACTACAATCCGAAATTGCATTAAAAGCAATCTCAGGAACTGGTCTCTTTGGTTCTGCAGAAGCAATCACACAGGGTATTGGTGGTAAGATTCAAAACCCATATACAGAACAGATCTTCAAAGGAATTGAACCAAGATCATTCTCATTCAATTGGAGACTAGTTCCAAGAAATAAAGAAGAACAAACTCAAATTGATGAGTTGATCAGAGCATTTAGATATAATTCTCTACCAGATTATTCAGCAGAACTTACTCCAAATGGTCAAGCATCACCAGGAGATAATCTTAGTGATAGATGGTTAACTGTACCTAGTGTATGGAACATCAGATTCTTTAGTGGTGGAAATGAAATGAAATACATTCCACTATTAAAAGTCTGTGTCATTAAAAACATTTCTGTTAACTTCACACCAGATAATGTCTGGTCTACTCACTTGGTAGATGGAAAACAACCAGCACCTGTTGCATATGATTTATCAATTGAATTCCAAGAAGTAGAAATTATTACACGTACTGAAGTAGAAAAGGAAAGATACTAATGTACTTTAAAGAACTACCAGAAATACTTTACAGAGATTTTTTAAATCCATCAAAGTATAAACCAGTTAAAAACTTCTTTAGAAGAGTAAGAACTAAAGATGACTTAAACAGTCTTCTTACATACACTACATCTTACACAGTACAAGATGGAGAAACTCCAGAATTAGTTTCTCTTAGGTTCTATAATACTGTAGAATATTATTGGGTGATTCTTCTCGTCAACAATATTATTGATGTTAAGAATGAGTGGCCAATGTCCACTCAAGAACTGAATGATTCTATCTATGAAAAGTATGGTGATAACATCTATGCAACACGTTATCACGAAACAGTAGAAGTTAGAAACAGTTATGGACAAGTGATGTTAGAGTCTGGTATTATTGTGAATTCAAACTTCACCTTTGAATATACTGAGAACGGTGTTACCACTTTTCTTCCTAGTAGTGAGGTTGTTGTAGAAGTAACTAACTTCGAACACGAAGAAAGACTCAATGAAAGAAAGAGAGTTGTATATATTCCAAGACCAAATCAAATCAACAATATCATCAATCAATTCGAAACACTGATTAAATATGATACCAACTATGGTATGGATGATCAGGAAAGAAGAATCGTAGATGTATAAAAAAAGGGGGTCGTAAGACCCCCTTTATAGTATCAGTCTTCCTCAGCGAGTCGAGCGAAGTAACTGAGAGTATCATCCTCTTCCTCTTCTTGAGTTGACTCAGTAGAAGTTAGTTGAGTGAATGACATAGAAGTACTTGGTGGAGTAAACTCAGTTGTGTTACCCACGAACTCCATTTCTCCTTCATCAGTTTCTTGATCGATCCTACGTGAGGTTACTTTCTTTGTACCAAGAACATTGTTGAGACGTTCTTGAAGTTGTTCGTAGGTTTTGAAGTTGTTAGGTGAAACAAGTTCTTCTAGATTGTTGATCTGATTGTAAACTTTTTCTAGTTTGGAATCATCACCATCTAGAAAAGCAGAAGCACTTGCAAACTCAGACTTGTCATAGTTCCAATAACCATCTACCTTACGGATCTTGAGTTTGAAATCTGCACCTTCCCAAAAATCAAATGGGTTGATTGGAGTTTCATCTGCAAATGCAGGTTGCATGGACTCTACAATCTTGTCCCAGATCTTTTTACCGAACTTGTAAAGAAAAACTTTACCTTCGTTATCAGGATTAGCAGGATCACTTACAACATAGATGTTTGCATAGTAAGACAGTTTACGTTTCTGTTTACGTGCAATCTCTTTGTCAGCGTCACTACCACTGTTCCACAGTTGACGATTGAGTTCACCGACTGGATCTTTTTGATTCAGAGTAGTCAGGGAGTTCTCAATGTACCAACCACCTGGACCTTGGAAAGCATGACTCCAGATCTGTGCATATGGATTCTTACCATCTAGACCAGGAAGAAAACGAATTACCGCATAACCGTTACCAGACTTATCCAGTTGAGGTTTCCAGAGATTGTCGTCTGAAGACTCATACTGAGTTTTGTTTAGTTCCTTGGTTAGGTTCTCGAAAGCGGTGCGAGAATTTTTCTTGAGATTTGCAAAAGACATTTGTATTCCTCGTATTGAATGTATTAAACGTATTGACCTTATCCACAAAGTTCATACCAACCTATTATATAGGTGAGTTTGAAATGTGTCAAGTCATCTCTTTCTGGAGATGGTCATTGACTTTTTTTTCCAAGAGATCTAGCAGAGCAGGAACAGATTCTAACCATCCGTTCTCAATCATTTTGTTCTGTATTCTCCCTAGAATCTCTTTGGCATCATCACTGTCTGATAGAGTGAGTCTGAAGTAAAAAATTCTTTGTTTTTCAATTAAGTTGAGTATTCGGTTTAGAAGTTCGATCCTTTCATCAGAATCAAGAGACTGGTACTGGTTTGCATAAACACTAAGAATCTCATGAATTTGTTTCATTTCCAAAACTTCATTCCTAACAATTTCGGATTGAAAAAAACTCATGATTCAAACCTTTCGTAGGACTATTCCTTTATATTTAGATTTGTCTATCTGAAGAAAAGGAGAATACTTAAGTATCTTCCTCTTCAACTCTGGCCATATTACAGGATCGGCGATGCGCTTGTCAAGGTCTGGCACAAAGTTTAAGAGTTTGTTAAGAATTACTACAGTCTCCAAATGAATGTTCCCAGATAAGTATTCCTTTATGATTGGAGGATGAGTACTTTTAATAGAAAACCAAGAGTCTAGTTTCTCATACTTGTTAATCAGTTTGTCTATATCTTCTTCAAACAAATAAGAAATACTTTGTGTCTTCTTTTTCCAGGATTTGTAAACTTCTTCGTTACCCCTGTCTAGGATGTTTCCTATCCAAGTACTTTTGTCGTTTACAAATAGAGACACAAAGTATTCTATGATTGTATTGTCATCGAACTTCGATGATATTTTTTTGAAAAAGTATTTATCTTTTCTCTTCTCAAAAGACTCTGGGTTGGATCTTGTTTTGCCGTTAAACTTAAAAAAGTCATAGTTGTCTTTTGAAAAGTGCAACTTCAATGATAAGTATGTTTTATAAGTTTCGTACCCGTCCATATTAAATAGGTAGTTTTGCTACGGATGTTTTACGAATGTAATTCATCTTCTGTGCATCTGCCTTAACTTTTTCTTTTAATGGTTTAGACAATAGTTTTGGTACTAGTTCTAAATCAATTTCATTGTCCTCACAATAAGAAATGATTGCTTCAATGTAGTTGAGTGATCCTCTACTATCTTTTACAACCATTTCGACATCCATCGAAAATTTACTCATAGTTAAAAATTGTCCATCTAAAAATTCATCAAGTTTTTTGTTTTTGCTCATTCTGCGTTTTGTTCCATTCTTGAAGATACCCTAAAAATACTTTCATGTACTTCATTATATCATACTCTTCAAAAACTTGAGTCGTTCCATCCTCACATGAAATAAGGACTACAAGTTTTTTGACTTTGATTCCTGTACGTTCATAATACATCATTGCATATGCACATGTCTGTGCAAAGTAATGTTCAATCCATTCACGTTTTTTCTCTTTCGTAGAAGTTTTAAAGTCAATGATTGCAAGTTCTCCATTGTATTCTGCAATGCAATCAACTCTTCCAGCTAACTCAAGTACATCACTATACAATGCACCTTCGAGTAAATGGATGTTAGAAATATTATTCAGAACATTAACCATGCTCTTAAACATAAACCAAGGTAAAACCTTAGATTTATGTTCTTCTTCTACGAGATTATTATTTAGGTAGTCTTCAATAATGGAATGTAGGTGAGTACCTCTAGTAGCAGCTCTAGTAGAGATTCTATTTGCTTCTTCCTCACCTACCTTTTTTCTCCACTCTAAAATACTTGATTTAGATTTGACAGAAGTTACTGAGGTTACAGACTTTAAACGTTTGCCAGATGGAGTTACATAGTACCTAACTCCATCTACAATTTCATTATCTAAATCTGAATACCCGAGAGTATTCTCAATGTGGACAAACATAATTAAAATCCTAGATTAATTTTACTGATGATGTAACTTCTAATGAGACCAGAACGAACAATATCTTCAATATTAAATTCTACAGATGCAAACTCATCCATGGTCTGAATGATTCGCATGAAGTCATGAATACCATTTCTCTCGTTAGTACGAATGAGGTCACTTTGATTTACGTCACCTGAGAAAATAATCTTACTATCTTCACCTACCCTAGTAATAATAGAATCTAGTTCGTGGAAGTTAAGATTCTGGCATTCATCTACAATGATGATTGCTTTATCTAGAGTAGTACCACGAATGAAACTAGTTGACCAGAAAGAGATAGTTTCTTGACCTTTGAGATTACCATACAGCATTTCAAATGAAGCGTCGTCTGGCATCTCAAACATATATTTTACCATATTCTTGTATGGAATTTGGTAAAGAGATGACTTGTCTTCATGATCGCCAGGAAGAAAACCGATCTCGCGTGTTGCTACAAGGGAACGAACAAGATAAACTTTTTCGTATGGAGTATGTTCATTTAGAACATCTTTGAGGGCGAGATATAAACTTACGAATGTTTTACCCGTACCTGCACATCCATACAAGAACAAGTTCTTATCTTCTGCATAACTTTGAAAAACTCTCTCCTGGGATGGAGTCAGAGGTTTGATATCAACCATCATATCTGAATTGATGGGTTTTTTGCGTCTCAGTTTTTTACTACTCATATCAGCAAAAGATTGTTCTTGATTGTTCTTTCTACGACGTGTCGGCATTGTATCTCCTAAATGTTTAGTCGGGAACCTGGGGTTTCGGTGTGAATCTTTTGTAGTACATCTTTGAATCCAGACGGTACTTTAAGACCCACACCACTAACGGCATTGATACCTTTAGTGTGAATTTGTTCTAGTTCTGGATGTTCGGCAAGAAACTTTTCTCTTTCTGCCATGTACATCCACTTTTCAAACCTTTCACCAGTTTCCTTATTTTGAAATTCATACGTTGGCATGTTCAATCTCCAATGTTTCTAAAAACCATTCTGGCGGTTTTGAAGGTGATTTCCATTTTGCAAAAGTAATCTTATCCCCTATATAATAATTCTTATATGACTGGATACTATTTCCTTTCACTTTGTATTTATCGGGCATGGCGGGAGGGGGATCCTTCCAACCAAGTGGAGGTAAGTTAGAGGGAACCCTCTGCAGATAAGACTTTAAGGATTCCGTTGAATGAAACTTACCGTACCGTCTTGTATATTCAATACAGCATTGCTCAAAGAGTTCGTAGAGCCACTTATAGTGGGAAGAAGAACTTCTAACCCAAACAGCAGAAGGATGATTGGTATGACAAGCTTTGTAAAGGTTTGATTCCCTTGGTTCATCGAGTCTGTATCGTTTGACTCTTCTCCCCCTGTTAGAAATATCATCATAGGGAATACCATCAAGAACACGATGAGCAGTTGAAAGAAGTTGTGCATACTCTACAATCATTTTTACTACATGTTTGTCACAGTGTTCTTGGGCACAAATGACTGGGTTGTAATTCAAATAGAAGATGTTCATTTTTCAGTTTCTTTGAGACCGAATTCCTCTTTTAGTTTACTACGGACTTTTTGATAGAACTCCAAAATGTCATGATTGTTATTGTATACCAATCCACATTCTTTTGCTAGTTTCAGAACTTCTTCATTGTTCATCGGTTTCTCCATTCATCATTTTGAAATAAGCTTGATATGCTTTTTTTACTTTTAGAATTTCAGAGTCGTCTGGATCATCAATGTTTTTAATTGCGATTCGTAACCACTCCATTAGAATTCTATTATCTTCTAGTAGACCGTAACAAACTTCCTGGTAATTAATCTCATCTACCATTGCATCGCCTCAGAAATATCTGGGAACTGTTCTTTGAACACATCCCTGCATTGTTCTGCAATAATCATATGTTCTTTCTGAGTTCCATTTGCAGATCGAAGATCAATGTAATGTACCCACGAACGGCAAGAACCTGTCATGTAAATACGAGTTGGAGTGTTGATGGGAAGAACAGAACGAGCACATTCTTTTGCAACACCCTGAGAAAGCAACCTATTGTAGAGAAGTTTACTCTGGGTAAAGTGATCGTCAATTTCTTTTTCTAGTGCTTCCTTGAGAAACTCATCAAGATCATCTGTAGAATTTTGACGGTTCTTAGTATCTTGTCTACGAAGTTCTGGAACCTCAAGAGTTTCAGTTAGGAGATTTGTATCTGCATAACGTTGAGAAAACTCTTGGAATGTAAAAGACCTGTGACGAAGAATTTGAGCTGCAATACCACGATTGGTATTGATTTCTAGAGTCATGTATGCATGTTCAAAAGGACTCCAGTGTTTGTGTTTGATACAGTAACGCAGAAGTCCTGCAGAAGTATCAAAGTTAAGTTGGTTATTTGGGTTACTAACCCGAGTAATATAAGAGATTACTTCTTGTGCATTTTTTTCAATTAGTTCACCTGCACCTTGGGTGATTGCAACTAGTTTAACAGAACTCACACTATCCTCCTAGATTGGTCTTGTAATGATTTTATCAGTCTTTTGGGCAACTGTCAACCCATGGAGCGCAGATACGCATTGGGGGAGCGAGGGACTTACATTCATCTGTGTAACAGACGGTTTCATCATTCTTTTCGTCCACGTATCTTGGTTTGTATTTTCTATCAGACTCTTCAATAATTCTATCATACTCAGGTGTAACTCTTTCTAATGCTCTATCAACATCCCTTTTAATTCTACGATCTAGTTTTTCGGGATCTTTGATTATGAGTTCATTTAGAATGGTTTGTGGAAAATACTTTCTTTGTATCTCATCAAATACATCCCACAAACTAGTTTCGGATACTCCGCTACACTGAGAAAGTGTTGCAATGCTTAAAGACACTACAACACTTACTATGATTAGTTTATTTCTTTTTGATTTGTCTGAGTTCATTTTTGAGGTGGTGCATCATACAATTTTGGACTTACCCTACCTTCACTTTGAACAAGTTTCTTTACAGTGTCTTTTCCAAACTTGTCATAATACATGTCAAAGATATTAACCCTTGCTGATGATTGAACAATGTCGTGCCAGATATTACCTTCCCACTCCATAGTAATTACATAGGCATTATTGGGAAGTCCTTTATGATTGTCTACGGACAAGTCCGCATTCTCTTTTAGAATACGGACTCCTTTTCTTGCCCACTGTTTGAGTTCATAATCTTCAAAGATCATGACCCACGACCACCCCAAACGATATCGGGATATGCCTCTTTAACAACATTCAAAGTAATCTTATACTTCTTCTGCAGTTGTTTATCTTTTACTAGACAGACAACCTCTGCTTCATCCTTAGAAAGTCCCTCAAGCATCAGAATGAACATTCGTTCACGTGCTATGGACTGCAAACCATCATTACCACCTTTTAGAAAATTATAAAACTTACGATGCTCTTGAGTAAGTCGGGTGTGTTCAGTTCCCACTGGAGCATCATTTGGTGTGTATGGTACTTCACCTTCTGGAATAAGGGTGATAAGGCTTGTGTCATAGTTCCAGATTAAAAGAGAAACTAGGGCGTCGTTACGATACTTTTGTAGTAGATCGATTTTTTCTTTTTTCGTCTTTGCATTAGAGATCTTTTGTAGAATCTCTGATTGCAGCAAATCAGATTGATATGGTTCAGTCATTGAAATCCTCCAGTTCAGTCATCAAAGAAAATAATTTGTTTCTATAGAAATAATCAAAATTAACTTTACTTCTTTTCTTAGAAATTAATTCTGCAAAAGAGTTAATAATATTCTTTTCTATGTCTTCTGGTATTTGATCTAGATCAACCAGTTTTTTATTGCGATGATAGTTTCTTAGTTGTTCCTCATTGCAATATGTTTCGGGATCTCGTTGGATCCACTTATCTATGTTTTTAATAGAGATGGGTTTCTGTCTCTTACCTTCTACAAAAGTGTCGTCAGGAGAAAGAAAGTTTGGAATACCATCACTTCTATCTCCTTTGATGATGTGTTCTTTCACATACATCTTCGGGTCAATTCCAGTGACAAACTTCTTTTGCAGAGGGTTGAATTGAGAAACACTAGGATACTTTTGTAACTGAATAAAATCTTTATCCCCTGAAAGAACTAGAGTTTTTTCAGGAGTTCTATTCTGTTTTTGCAAACTAATGTTTCTGATTGATTGGTACTTACACAGAATGGCAATTACGTCATCTGCTTCTGCACCATAGACTTCGATAACAATAAAAGGAAAGTTATCTCGAATCTCATCTCGTATCTTATTTAGACAATCAAAAATTTTGTTCCAATCGAACTTAGATTTTTGACGGTCTTTCTTTCTATTTTGTTTGTAGTATGGAAATACCTGTTTCCTCCAATAATGTTTAGAGTCATAACAAAGAATCATTTGACCGTATTCTTCAGTAAATTTTTTCTTGTATGACTTCAATGACGATAGAACCATGTGACGAACCATATCTTCGTCAAGTTCATCGTCATTGTTTTTCAATTGCATCATGAGGTTCGATATCATACACTGATTCATATCGACCAAAATCATGTTTAATCCTCATCGTAATTTTCTTCTTCATCTTCGATATGAACGGAGAGTAGTTCACCATCAATGAAGTTTCCGTTTCTGTCAAAAAACTCTGGATGTAGATATTTTTTATATCCAGTGTCCTCAGAACTTGCCAGATACTCTCTCACAAACCATCCCAGAATACTACCCACTGCAAAAAATAATAATAAAAAGAGAGTGGTGAAATAGAGAAATACTGAATCTGACATTTTTTTACTCCTTTAGTGAGAACTGTTTCCCTTTCTCACAAGAGAAACGTTTACTGTCACAGTATAGACTTTTTTGAAAACTCTAAAACTCTTTTCGAAAAAATAATCTATTATATTATTTGACGTAGGGGTACTTGTTCTCTCCTTTAGTAAAGCTCTAACATTTTTATTTAGGTTGTTTTTGTCAATCATATCGTGAACACTTTTACAATAATATGATTGGAATTGATTCTTCCAGTCGGTTTCTTCTCTTTGGAGTTAATTAGATTGCAAAGATTCTTGGTACTGTTGCGAGTACAATTCATTGCAGTTTCCAGAATCTCTTCTGGTTTCCTAAGTGTCTTAGTCCAAGACTTATCTGTATTAAAATCAATGATGGTAGAACCTTTGATTTTTAGATAGTCACCAACATACAGAGTAAGTTCACGAGTTTTAGTATTGTAGAGACAAACTTGTTTGCAACCTACAATTTCAACAGGACTCAGTGAAGTATAAGATGTACTACCAACAAGAACTGGTTCAGTATTGTACTTAACATTCTTGACCATTTTGTTGGGATCAATCTTCTTACGTCGTGAAGAACGTCGAGCGGCAGATTTTTCCTGATGGTACTTCTCTACATCATGAATAATCTCTTCGAGAAGTTCAATATATTGACGAAGATGTGGACGAGAAAAATTACTATACGCCTCTACAAGAAAAGGATCACTCTTCTCGTATGCGAGTTGAGCAATCTCTTTTTCTTCTGCGATCTTTTTATTGTACTCTTTTACCTGTTCGATGGTCTTCTTATCGAACCCACTAGAAATGAAGTGTTTGTAAAAACTAAACTTTGGTTTCTTCTTTTCGACAACACATTTATCAATAATAGTATCGATGAGATAGTTAGTCTCATGAACGATGTTTTCACGTTTGTCGGTCAGACTCATTTTAGATTCTCCTTCAGGTACTGGCAGGTCTCTGTGTATCCACCCAATAGTATACCATCTTTCAAGACCCGTGGGAACGTATGCGGTTCATCAAATTTGCTAATAAATTCTTCCCGTGTAAAATCTTCTCCTAATCGATAGGAGGTATACTCGATATTAAACTCATCAAAAAATTTCATTAAGAGTTTACAATAACGACAATTATCACGGGTGTAAACTTCAAACATAATTAACTCCTATGGTTATTCAAATAGTTAAGTTCTTCTTCAAGATCTTTAATTGTCTTGTCGTTATAAATTCCCTCTTTGTATACCTGATCTAAGATTTTGGGATTGTGATCAAGTTTGTCATAACGAGTGAATAGAATTTTTTTAATCAATAAATCCTTGTAATGACTAGACATTGGTTTAAAGATAGAGTGTTATGGTGTAGGATTTAAAATATCTTCATTCATTGTAATATCATAGTACTCCCTGATTCTGGTTTCTAATTCTTCTGGGGTGTACTGTCTATCATAACCTTCACCTTCCCATAAAAGGATGGTTTCTTCTAATGCAGGATTAGGACAAATCCTTACTGTTGCATATGTTTTTTGATAGTAATCATCCTTGTAAACACTCATGACTAGTATGGAACTACTTGTTATGTCGTTTCCAAAATCAAAGAATGGAGTTTCATTAGTAATTAACATACTTTTCAATGTAAATTGTATTTATTATTTATATGGAAGTAAGGGGACTCGAACCCCTAACCTTCGCCTTGCAAAGGCGCTGCTCTACCAATTGAGCTACACCCCCGAAAAGAGGAGGATAAACCTCCTCATATTTATCAGAACTTAAATCCTAGACCAGTGGTAAACACAGGGGAATAAGTTCCATTAGTTGCACCGTAACTGTTAGCAGCATTAGTGGTAGGGAACTTCAGATCAGCGAAACCAACGAGAGAGTTGGTGATACGACCTTCAAGACCAACAGCAAGAACTGCCTGACCCTTACTACCAACGGCAGATTGGAAGTTGGCATCAGAGTTGTTCACAAAAGGAACCTGATAACCAGCAGCAGCGTAGACGTTTGCACGACTTACACCAGAAGCAGCACGAGAGATAGACCAGTCATAGGAGACCAGAGCACCACCAGCAGTACCGATGTTACCAGAAGGACCAGCGACGGCATTCAGGTAAGGACGGAGAGACACAGCATTCTGATTACTGAAAGTCTTCACGGCATAACGTGCCTGCAGAGTACCACCTGAAACGGTCTTCTGAGCAGATTCACCAGCACCAGCAACACCTTGCTGATTTAGAAGAACACCTAGACCTAGGTAGTTACCTACGCCTTGTGCCTTTTGTGCAGCGGCAACCTCTAGAGCGGTTACACGAGCGTTAGTAGCACCAAGTTCCTTGGCGAATTCAGCGCGAAGTGCAGCAGCGAGTTGTGCGTCAGCTGCGGTCTGGAATTCACTGATGCGATCAAGACATGCATTGGTTAGTGCAGCGAGTTCAGCACGGGTAGCAGGTTGTCCAGGTTGAAAAGTACCATTGGGATAACCAGCAACACAACCATAACGTGATACTAGGTTTGAGATTGCCTGATAAGACCACTCAGTAGGTTGAACATCACGCAGTTGTGAAACACTGGTGACTTGTGCCATGGCAGGAGCAGTTAGAGAAACAGCAGCAACACCAGCAGCAATAAATGAACGAATCATCATAGTTTTACAGAATATAAACTTTAAAGTTTCCCTATACAGGGAACGGAGAGAGAGGGATTCGAACCCTCGGTGAAGTTACCCCCACACAGACTTTCCAGGTCTGCTCCTTAAACCACTCGGACACCTCTCCTAATCTTTTGGTCTGGGTTTGTTGCACTCATTACAATAGAATGAGAACCCAGACTTGAAACACTTTACCACTTGGTAGTGGTCCTTGTCAAGGGGGTATTCAATTTTACATTTTGAACAAGTCCTAGTCCCACCACCAGCAGAGGTTTGTGAGCGTTGCGAGGAACTGCTCATGATAGACCGTGCGACTTGGATTAGGTTTACCATCTTTCATGTCTTGGAGATACTGGATTATACCACGAACTACTGGGGTGTCTTGGAAGTATTCGTGCATTCTGTAACAATCGAACTTCTCATTGTATTCAATGAAGTCATGAAGAGGATCCATGTTACGACGGTATCCCCAGATGAATACATCTTCATCTTTGATACCTTCTTTGTTGATGATTTCTAATGGATAAAACTTTTGTCCATCTTCATCTTCCACAGCATCCTCTTCTCGTTCTTCAGTATTGAACTTGAAGTGAAGACCATCATAATACTTGTCATGCAACTTCTCGTCTGGTGCTACACGAACTCGCTCATTCTCTGCCATGATGTATTCCATGCGACCTTTCGCATCTTCGTTAGTCAAACGAAATACGATGTTGCCGACATAGTAATGCACAGGACCACCATAAAGATGGGAAGATTCTCGTCTCCTGAATGATAGATGAGTAATCTCAAATCCAGGATCTTCGTGTTCAGTTTCAACCAATCCTTGTGAAATCATAATCAATAACGTTCAGGGATTTTTTCGTATTGTTCCATGTGTGCTTTAATTGCCTCTATGATTACTTCTTGAATAGTAATCCCTCTTTCTTCTGCAAGACATGCAGCAAGATAGGCAGTTTCATCATCCAATTCAATTGTTTCTTCTACAAATTCTTCTTCCATAATTTTGGAGGTAAACGACGGAGGGAGGGGGAGTCGAACCCCCAAGGCTGTTACACTCGACTGTTTTCAAGACAGGTTCCGTCGCCAATCGGATTGCCCCTCCTTATTCTGTTTGACTTCTCATTGCAGCATTGATGTCCATTTGACGAATGATATGAATTGGACTCTTTGCATACTTACGAAACTTCTTTAGTTCTTTCTTCAGTTCTTTAAGTCTCTTCTCACTTTCCCTACGATTAATTGCAGCCTCACGACGACTTTCATCAATTTGAGATTGAACCTGTTCTTGTACGGATTGAATTACTTCGAGATCCTCATCAACAGTTTCAGATTGTACATCAATTACTTCTTCCATAAGGTTCATTTATTTATACGTTGTGTTTGGTTCTTAGTTCACGAATAAGTTTTTGGGTATACTTAATACCATCAGCAAACTGAATGTCTGCTGCGGTCTTAGCATTTTTTCGACTCAACTGTTCTGTGTGTTGAAGTCGATCTGTCAGATCATTAAAAAATTCACTCATACCAATTTTATTCGGTGAGTACATTGTAGGGGATTTTCGGTTCCTTGTCAAGTGGTCATTGAAGAGACCCGGCCACGTGTCTCGGATAATTTCAGCAAGTTTGTATGGAGTATTCTCGTTAATCATAGGTACTAAAAAGGGGGTGGTGTCACCCCCAGAATGAGTATTTTTTAAGTGATCAACCAATTGCAGGTGCAGTGAGTGCCACAGGGGTCATCTCAGCAGCAGCAAGGTCAAGAGGGAAGTTGTGAGCATTGCGCTCGTGCATTACCTCAAAACCAAGGTTGGCACGGTTAACGATATCAGCCCAAGTTGGGATCACACGATTCTGACTATCAACAAGTGACTGGTTAAAGTTGAAACCATTCAAGTTGAATGCCATCGTGCTAACTCCAAGTGCAGCGAACCAAATACCAACGACAGGCCAAGCAGCCAAAAAGAAATGTAGGCTGCGACTGTTGTTGAAGGAAGCGTATTGGAAGATGAGGCGTCCGAAGTAACCGTGAGCGGCAACGATGTTGTAGGTTTCTTCTTCTTGTCCGAACTTGTATCCATAGTTTTGCGATTCAGTTTCAGTAGTTTCGCGCACTAGCGATGACGTGACCAGACTTCCGTGCATAGCACTAAACAGACTGCCACCAAATACCCCAGCCACGCCAAGCATATGGAACGGATGCATAAGGATATTGTGTTCTGCTTGGAAGACGAGCATGTAGTTAAACGTTCCCGAGATTCCAAGAGGCATTCCATCGGAGAAGGAACCTTGACCGAAGGGATAAACAAGAAACACAGCAGTTGCAGCAGCCACGGGAGCAGAATAAGCAACGCAAATCCAAGGGCGCATACCCAGACGATAGGAGAGTTCCCACTCACGACCCATGTAGCTGAATACGCCAATGAGGAAATGGAAAACCACGAGTTGATAAGGTCCACCGTTATAAAGCCATTCGTCAAGTGAAAGTGCAGCCCAAATGGGATAGAAATGAAGTCCGATTGCATTTGAAGATGGAACAACTGCACCAGAGATGATGTTGTTTCCATACATTAGAGAACCAGCAACTGGTTCACGAATACCGTCGATATCGACAGGGGGAGCAGCGATAAAAGCAACAATGAAACAGATAGTCGCAGCGAGAAGAGTTGGAATCATTAGGGTTCCGAACCAACCAACATAAAGACGGTTATTGGTTGAAGTTACCCACTCGCAGAATTGTTCCCAAATGTTACTTCCACCGCGTTGAGCGATAGCAGTAGTCATAGTTTTAAAAGAACGTGAGGTTTATGAGAAAAAATGTGAAGGAATGTTTCGATTCCTTAACATTTATTTATAATACCACAGGGTCAAATCGGTGTCAAGTGGCTTAGGGAATGATTTCTAAGCATCGTTGGTAGTACCTTTCCCTGTCAGCAAGGCCATTATACCCTCCATTGACGATTTTTGTCACGGCCTTGACAGAGGGATTTGTATCACAGATCTTATTGAGACCAGCATTGAACCACCAAAAACCAGCAGAAGTCATTGGATAATTTTCTGCAACATACTTATATCCATCCATAACCTTAGGATCTTTTATAAAGTTTGCAAATCTTTGATAGTTTACTCTACCAGTAATCTGAATGTACCCAGCACCTTTATATTTCTTTCCGTCTCCAGGTTGTGTGTTACCTAAATCCTTTCTTCCCTCATATGCACTTCCATCAGCAATCTCTTCTTTGTATCTTCCTCCACCAGACTCATGTGATATCTGTGCAAGAAAATGTCTAATACGAGGAACAGTATTAATTTCAAATCTTTTCAGACAGTCATTCAATTCTTTTATCTCACTATCTTCAATTAAAGATTCGGAACACTTCCAGATGTATGCAAGTTGTTTTTTAGTTACATAGATCTCAGATTTTTTTCTGAAAATTTTTGCAAATTCTTTCTGAACATCTAATGGTGTTTTCTTTTGTAAGAATTCAAATGCTTCTAAATGATTAGGATTTTTTTCATCAAAATGAAAGGCAGCATTTGTAAATTTAATATCTTCCATAATTTTTCCTACAAAAAAAGGGAGGTTAAGACCTCCCGTATTTATCTCTATGAACTCAAGATGCAGACTTTAGATATTCAAGTACTGCTTCAGGAGTTGTTTGTTCATATGGATCTTCTGAAATATTGTTATCAAGACCAGACTCTTCTGCAATCCACTCAACTTCTTTGTTGTTAACTACTGCAGCATAACGCCATGATCGATTACCAAAACCTACGTTTTGTTTTTCGACTAGATAACCCATTCCAAATGTAAATGAACCATTACCATCTGGAATTAGTTGAACCTTTTCAATACCCTGGTCTTTTGCCCAGGCATTCATTACAAAAGCGTCATTAACAGAAATGCAGTAAATAGCATCAATGCCAAGAGACCTGAATTCATCGTACTTTTCCTCAAATCCTGGTAGTTGATAAGCACTACATGTAGGAGTGAATGCTCCTGGTAGTGAAAAAATTACTACTCGTTTATCACCAAAAAGTTCATCAGTAGAACGAGTAACGAATTCACTGTTCTCACGAAAAATAAATTCAATAGAAGGAACTGTAGTCATATTAAAAAGTATCAGATAATTTGTTTAGTGAGTGTGCAAGTAGTACTAAAAATGCAATACTCGTAATAGTAAAAATAACTTCTGTCACCATACACCAGGAATGATTTGACCAGTCAATGCATATGCACCTAGAGCAGCAATTACTCCAATCATTGCAAGACGACCGTTTAGACGTTCTGCTTTTTCGTTATGAGTAACGTAAATACCTTTTTCCATTTCGTTTTCCACCTCAGAATCAATGTACATTTGGGGTTCTTTGGCAAACATATTCTGTTGACCAAATTCGTTTGTTGTTACCGACATATTAAAAATTACAACAAACAATACTATATAGGATCTCGATGGTCATGTCAAGTGGCTTTGTCAGAATGTTTTGACAATTCTAATTTAATCCAATTGATCAATGCGTTGATCTCCATTCTTTTCTCTTCAGTAATATCAAATTTTTTATTGAAGAGATAAAAGTCTAGTGCTTCAATAGCAACTTCTCTATCCCTTTGTGAAATTAAAGACATAAAAAAATCCCTGAATAGGGGAAGCGAAATAGGGGATTCGAACCCCTGACATCTAACTTGGAAGGATAGCGTTCTACCACTGAACTAATTTCGCATGTGGGTGGTGAGGATCTATCATACTCACAATCGGGAAGGTCTCACTGATAGTAACGTTATTCCCAACACATAGACTCTTCTCGGTAAGAAGTTCTATACCTTTGATTTCTCAACGATATAGCGGGCACCACCCCTAATCTATTACATTAACCCGTGCTTGACCACGCGGTTTATTCTGTCACACCCTTTGAAGACCCGTCGATCTTCAATACCCCTGTCTAGGAATCGAACCTAGTTTCCTTGTGTGTTGTCCACCCGTCCTTACCAATAGACTACCAGAGGATAGGAGAAGAACCGAACATTTCCAGTCCTTCTCTTTACACTGCAAGCATGATTCAATACAGTGTTTGGCGTCTTTCTAGGCTATCTGCCTAACGACTACCAATGTCGGTGAGAGGACTTGAACCTCCACGAACTAGTCACTGGAACCTAAACCCAGCGCGTCTACCAATTCCGCCACACCGACAATTTGGGAGCAGAGGTTGGAATTGAACCAACTACCTGAGGCTTATGAGACCTCTGTGCAACCGTTACACTTCTCCGCAATGATCCCCATATTATATATGGGGTGGTGAGGGTTGTCAACCCCTCTGTGCAGGCTCGCCACCAATTTTGATTACGAGAAAATTGGAAACTCGGCGGGAGATTTAATCCCCATCCGCACCAGCAGGCATGTTTATTGTCTCTTATCCTGCGGAGACTAAAAGAGGGTCATTGACTCCACCACCTAGTTTGTACTAACTAGGAAAAGTTTTGCGAGTTTTGACAACTCAGTGAAACTAAAAAATGTACATAAAAATAATACATCCCATAGTTTAAGTTTAATAGCAAAAGGTATTGTCAGTAAACCTCCAATACACTTTAATGCTAAACCACTTTTGAAATCTCCCCATAACATGATTTGATAACCAAATATGAGGAGAATATTTCCAATGTATCTTAGTACATCAGTCTTAGACATAAGGGGTTGCTCCCGACCAGTGCGCTTTTATAGTCATCCCGAGACTATTTAATCTAGTTTATCTAGAGAACTTTTCAGTTCTTTTTTTCGCAGTTTTTTGAGATCTTTCATCATACCTTTGATTTGTTGGTATGCATCTTCAGGTGAAATTTTATCACCAATTTCAAGACCAACTATTAATTGTACTTTATCTCCAAATCGAGCAAGTTCTCTTTCGAACTCAGTTAATGAATCATATACCATAATTCACACCTTTATTTTAGTACAGCATCCACAACAACCGTGGACACCGTAATATTTAGATCCGTCTGGATCATACTGTTTCATCCAAGTTAAATTCGGATGACCAACACCACATTTACAAACATCTTCAACCAGTCCAGACATTCGAATTGTTTGATCAACTGCCCATTTTGGTTTTGGAAATTGTTTGAGAAATTCAGATCTTTTCATTGTTCTCTGCGAGTGGTTTGAGACGAGGAAGAGTCATTACGTTAAAAGGAATGTGACCTTGTGATGCAAAGAACCACTCTCGAAATTCATCAAATAGACATTGTGCTTCTTCTTCATTACCCAGACTAGTATGATACTCAATCACACTTTCGTATGTGTCAATGAGATTGACAACAAAATCTTTTACTTCAGATTCATTCATTTGCATCATCATCAGAGGTTTCTTCCTCACTTTCGGTAAGGATGGTCTCGGTCTTTTCGACCTTATGATAAGAATACCATGGGTGCCACGACATGTCAAGCATTATTTTGGAGAAATTTAAATCGAGAATACCCGTGGTCGGATTCGAACCGACCCTTGAACGATTTTAAGTCGTTTGCCTCTTCCGCTGGGCTACACGGGCAAGAAGAGGATAAACCTCTTATCCAATCAACTGAAGGTGTACTTAACTTGATCTCCTACATTCTCAGTTGTGATATTAATGTTTCCTGTAATAGTATCCGTGTAGTATGCGATTGGAGGTTGAGTGGGAATGTTAAAAGTAATGGTATCGTCATTACTTTCTTTAGAAAAATCGGTGAAAGTAAATAACCAAGAATCAATTTCCGACAATGATTCAGCAATGTGTCTCAAGAGATGTGGATTCTCGGTCTCTGCACCATACTTAAGTGCAGTGCGTAATGCATCTTGGGCACGTTGCAGTTGATACTTTACTTCGTAATTCATAATAAAAAACTAAACTAACTGGAGTGGCAGGGATCGAACCTGCGACCAATCGGTTAACAGCCGACCGCTCTACCGCTGAGCTACACTCCAATGAATGAATACAGTTTACTGTATTTGGTCTTGGTTGTCAAGGGCATTGACACCCCAATTTTCAGAAATCCAAACCTTAGTGTTCATAATATCTTGTTTGGCTTGTTCTTTGGTAAATGCATTTCCAGAGTCCATATGTGTAACTCCATCTTTGCATTCCCAAATTAACACCCAGTTCCAACGATTAGTTCTTTCGTTGAACCAGATATTAGTACTTATTTTATTTGGATTGAGGTTAAACATATCAGACATTAATCAGTCTCTCTGGTGTGTTTTCTAAACAATCCTTTAGATCCTCATATTTATCAAAGTTATGAGTACCAGTTTCTGACTGAACTTGCCAAACTTTTTTCTCATCCTCTGTTTCAAATACTTCAATGGAAAATTCGTGTTTTTCCAAATCATACTTTTCTTCAAAGCGTTGCATGTCTTCCATAAAAGCAAGAACGCTGAAGTCTTCTAGACCTTCAATAGTTTCTGGTGGTTCGATATTCTCTAGAACATCTTCTACATAAAACTCTGCGTCTTCTACGACTTCACTTGATTCTACATCAATGATTTGATCACTCATTTTAATTCGGAATAAATTTCCAATCGGGGCGGCAGGGATCGAACCTGCGACCTCTGGTTCCCAAAACCAGCATTCTACCGCTGAACTACGCCCCGTTGATCTTATTTAGTTACTTTTGGTAGGACCGCAGAGAATTGAACTCCGTTCACACCGTTATAAGCAGTGGGCCTTAACCGATAGGCGACGGTCCCTTCAACGGAAGTGGTTGGATTCGAACCAACGGATGCCCTTAAAGAACATCGGCGGATTAGCAATCCACTGCATTAAACCTCTCTGCCACACTTCCGAACGTCCTCGGCTGGATTCGAACCAGCGACCGACCGCTTAGAAGGCGGTTGCTCTATTCCGCTGAGCTACGAGGACAAAAAACCTAAAACTAATTAGGCACTTTTTCTACAACTATTTCCCTCACTTCCTCGTAAAGACTAGTGGCTTCATTGTAATAACCAAGTTCAACCAACTCATGAATACGATCAATGTAGGAATCGAGAATTTCGTTTATAAACTCTTCAGTCATCTTGGAAACCTCTGTGTTGTTGAAATCATTATAGACCATTGGGAGGAGGTCTGTCAAGTGGCGGTGGAGCGAAAGCTCCACCAGACCTATTTGATTGTTACACTCGATTATAACATACTCTAGTGACCCCTTGCCCTGGATGGGCGATTGAAGAGAACGCACCATACGACAGGTCTAGGTCTCTGTCGCCAACATAAGGTCCACGATCATTCACACGCACAATTACTGACTTTCCAGTTCGTTGATTGGTCACACGCAATCTAGTTCCAAAAGGAAGCCATCTATGTGCTACTGATTTTCCATATGCATTATACCTTTCACCATTTGCGGTGGTGAGTCCGTGATAACCGTCACCTACACCATAATGTGATGCGAGGGTACATCCACTCGCTGCTTCTGCTTTTTGGGGCGTGAATCCAAGAAGTGTAGAAGCGATAAGAAGGGTTGAAATAAAACGCATTAATTTGAATAGAACTCTACATCCCAATAGAGAAAGGGGTACACCTCCTTTTCAAGAGGCAATCTCCTGGGCTCTAACGACAGTATGCAAACTCTCATAATAAAAAAGATACTGTCAAGTGGAAACAACTGGACTTGAACCAGTGCTCTTTCGATTATCAGTCGAATGCTTTACCAACTAAGCTATGTTTCCATGGTGAGGGGGGTATCTCACAATTGAGTTAGTGAGCGCACGTAAGTTATAGACCTAACTCACATCAACTTACGGCTAGGGCAAGAATCCCCCTCCAATTCCAGTTTGCCTAACCCCTTCATCCTAAACTGGCAAAGAATTGAAGGCAGTCTACCATCATATCACAGATGGTAAGTGGGTAGGGCTGGATTCGAACCAGCGCGGGCATAACCAACGGATTTACAGTCCGTCTCCATCAACCACTCGGACACCTACCCAAGTGTAGTTTTTTATTTATGACTGTACTACAACAGTCTATGGGTTTGGTGGGATTCGAACCCACGACTTACAGGTTAAAAGCCCGCTACTCTACCAACTGAGTTACAAACCCATTAATTCAACTGAATTAATAGTACCACTCAGATGGTGCCTTGTCAAGGGGCATAAGAAAATATATTTTTTACTTAAAAATTCTACCCCAACCGTCGTTGCCGTTTGGACACCACCTGCGAACAAGATCAGATCGTTTGTAGACGGCGCGAATACCTGTGTTTACTGGACCTGTATACCCATCGTTGAGACTACCGTAGGGATCGTTAACCACATAGTCACCCTTTGGAGTTTTACCGATCACTACAACCATGTGCCCACCAGTAGGTGCAGATAGAGGACCGCGATGTAGGATACCAATAACAATAGGTCTGCCGTTAGATAGTTCACGATCAAGATCAGAAAAAGAAAGATTGTAACTGAAACGTGAAGTAATACCATACCCCTGTAGAACACGGGTTTGAACTGAGTGATCAGTTGTATCACCGATTGCGAATACTTTCTTAACGTATTCATCATCGCCTTTCGGACCTTTTAACGTGCCTGGTTTAAAATATTCAAGACACATAGCACAAGCAGAACTGTTACAAGTACGGTGAGCATCTCGGTAATTATCGATTTGACTATAGAAAGGTACGTTTAGAATGGATGGAACTGGTGGTTTACTACGATACTTTTCAATCCACTCAGAATCTTTTTTACTACCTGAACCATCATC